CGGTCTCGTGGGCTCGGAGATGTGTATAAGAGACAGCACAAGGTCAACGTAATATTTTGCGTCTTCGACTGTTGCGGCCTTTTCGAGCATACTGTATGTGGCGTCTATTGTCTTGTAGATTTTCGTCAATTCCCGCATAAGGTTCTCTTCGGTCTGGTCTCGTACGTTCCACGGTTTGTTCTCCATGTTAAGCCTCCGGTTTGCTGTTCGTTACTGCGTGGTAGATTTTGTCCAACATAGCAAGGATTTTTTGGATGTTGTCAAACAGCGTTTTGATTTCTTGGAGAGTCAGGGCAGTTCACCTCTTTCGTAAAGTTATTTTTTGTAAAAACAGAGTTTTGAACACATTTCTGTGCTGTCTGACTATTCATGTTGTATCACAAAATAGAAGTCCTGTCAATCCTCCTTTACCGTGAAACAGCTTGCTGTGTATTTAACTTGGTACAGCGAGTATATGCCGGGATTTTCTTTTGCGTATTCTTTAAGCTTTTGTTTTGCGGCTTTTGGTTCTTCCTTAAGCCATTTGACAGTATTTACGTCTCCGTTTTCTTCAAATCTTCGAATCTCGTAGCAGTGTACCATGGTATTCACCTTTCCTTTCTGTGATTTTATTGTACCATATTTTTAGAAAAAAGTCAAGATTTTTTGAAAAAAGTTTGAAAAAAGTTAGAAGAATTTTGTGTTGAAGGTCATGCGTTAGGCGCGGTGCGCCGTACAAAGAGCATGACGTGACTTTCCGGCTCGCTGCCGAACTGCCTCTAATTGCGTTTTCAACACTTTTAACACTTTCAACAGGTTTTCCACAAAAAGTTGCACAAATGGTTTTGTGCATATTGCTACACTTTCAACAATTCAACAAGTTATCCACAAAATTATCAATATCAAAATTAACTATAAAATATCGTTCCACAGATAAAAATTCATAGTATTCAACATTTCAACACTCCCTACTACTACTACTACAACAAGTAAATAATAATATAATAAAAATCGTGCGTGTACGTGCGCAATTATGCGCGCGTGCGCGCGCGTGTTGATAAAACTAAAAAACACTCAGCCAAGTATCTATACTTGATAGTTACTTGGCTGAGTGACACCAGAGCTAAAAAACGCCCTTTGCTTTAGACATCTTCTTCTTCATGGCCATTTCTTTATCGGCCAGTTGTTCGGCATACTGTTTGTCAGTTTCCGTGTTTCTTTCGATTAGGGACGCGATGGCTTTTTCTTGCCGGTACTTCTTGATTCTCCACGCCTTTTCAGGATTTTCGGCTTCCAGCTTTCGCCAATAATATTCCGGTATGGCTGCTCTCTTGCCGTTTGTCAGCTGGATATATCCTTGTTGCCAGAGTCTTTCTTGGTTTTCTTGAAACCATGCGTCTCCGAGTCCTGGCTTTCGGCTCATCACGCAGAATGGTGGTATGAGTCCCATTTTTTTATACCTGTCCCTGTCGTTGCCGTACAGTTTCTTGGTTACATACCCAGCTACATAGTTGTACGTTTCCGGCGTTGCTTGAGCTATATCAACTGCGCCTTGCTCCCAGATTTTGACCAGTTTATCGCTCGTGTAGTGTCCAAACCTTGACAGCCTGTGAATCGGCTTTAAGTCGTCCGGATGCCATCCGTACAGTATCATGTGATAGTGTGGTCTTGAGGTGTTGTCCCCATACTCTCCGGCTAGGAAGTATCTGAGAGGCGTTTTAACGGCCTTTCTAAGCCTTTTCATGAATAACTGGACATCCTCCACGCTTAAGGTTTGTACCGTTCTGGGACGCTCTGAGGCTCCTCTCCATACATTCACGCCTCCTTTGAAGATTTCCCCTGTTTCTGTATCCTGTGTTGGTACATGGTCGTCATCATAGGTCAGTGTGATGAACCAGATGCTTTTCTTGTTGTGGCTGTGTGCTTCCAGCTCCATTCGTGTAGCCCAGTCTTTGCGCTTGCGTAGTTTGCATCCTGTGCATTGTCCACACGGAATCATCATTACATCTTTCCGATACATCAGGTCTTCGTATCTCATATTGGTCTTATGTGTCGCATTAAAAGAAACGAGCGAGTATACACGCCCGCTCGCTTCCCTGTCATGAGGTACATAAAACCGTATTAACGGTTTATTGCATCCCATTATTTGAATTTTCCTCCTTTACTTCCACCAAATCCGTCTTTGTCTTTGGTTGAGTTTCCTTTGGAGTCGTTGTCTGAGAGATTTCCTAGCTGGCCAAGAACGTTTTCGAACGCCTTTAGCGCTTTGTCTGCGCTTGTGTGTGACCAGCTTGTAGCGTCTCCAACTGCTTGTGCGGCGTTGTACCAGTTGCTTTCACTTTTGCTCCATGTGTTGTTGTGGTTCTGGCTTACTCCGAGAGCGCTTGCGCTTGCCGCACTACTGCTTGCGAGTCCCATGCTTGCCCCGCTGATAGTGCCCTGTGCGCCTCCTGGAGTGCTTGCTCCGCCTTGTTGGTATGCTAAGATAGGGTTGATGCCAGCTTTTCGCATGTCTTCCACAGCTCGCTGATAAGCTGTATTGCTCATTTGCTCTTGCCAAGCTCTGTTTTTGGCTGCTTCTGCGCTGTTGTAGCTCATCGCTGCATTGTTGCTTATCTGGTTATACACACCTTGCGTGATTGCCGCCATGGTGTTATAGCCCATTTGTTCGAACATGCTTCTACGGTTAAATTTCTGCTGGCTTTGCATATTGCTTTGAATTGCCCCTAGCATACTGTTCCAGTCTTTCAGGTTCTCTTCTCGGTTTACGCCGCTGGCAGAACTGCTGTATCCTCCTCCTTGGCTCGAACTTTCGTTGTGCTGACTGCTCCCTCCGTTGCTTTCCATCAGGTTTCCACCTAGGAACTTGTTTATGAGTCCTCCGGCGATCGTTGGGAGTAGTTGTTTGCCGATTCCGAGTAGTGCGCTGCCGATTGCTGCTAACGCCATAATAAAATAGCCCGGGGTTTTGCCCCGGGCTTCCCCCTTTCTTAGTGATGGTCCACGAGACCCGGAATGCTGTACATTGGCATAGGTCTTACAGATATGTTATCAATGACGGTGTCCACGATAAACTGAGGTTCATTGTCCACGGCCAGAGTTCTCTGGATCTCGGAATCTCCCTCCTTCATCCATGCCTGGCTCAGACTCGGAGTCTCTTTGTAGTTGTCGCCGTAGTGCCAGCTGTCCAATGTCCCTGTTGCATTCGAACGGAACTTGCCGCTGATGCGGTTCGGCTTCATTCTGTATTCTGCCCAAGCTTCCTGATAACCGAAAGCCTGTTCATCAGTTTCCGTACCAGTGAGATACAGTTCTTTCTTTAAGATGGCCTGCTCTCCCAAGTTTGCGAAGACAGGGTAGTAGAAGTCCAGGTTGGTTTTGCGGCTCCACATACGCTCCAAGCCCTGCTGGTAGGTATGATCATGCCGGATGCAGCATACACCGATAACATAGCCGTGTTCTTCGAAACTCTTCGTGAACATGCTCCCGTTGTACGGCGTAACACTTATTGCCGCGGCGTTACCCTGCGGACTTTCCTGTGTTGTGCCACTGGTCTGTATGACTTGGCTCATGTTGATAGTGATGCGCGTACCGCCCAGATACTCAGGAATTTGTACCGTTTTATCGCTGATTTTGGTGTGGAATAGCGAATAAATCATCTCGCGGTAACGACTGCCGCCGCGTGCCAGCTGTTCGTAATATTTTTGCACCTGAAATGCTTGTCGCAGCTGATTGATGGTTGCGCCCGTTGCCGTCTTTAAGTCCGTTCTGAGGAAGACGGTGTCTGTGGTTGGCGCTCCTGTGGGTGTATCTGTCATTGCGGTTAGCCCGTTTGTGTAGTAAATTTTACCGTCGCCATCTCCCGGTGAAGTGAAGTAGAAGTTTGTTACACTGTGGGCTTCGCCGTTTAAGTTGTTCCATCCAACTTCTTTCCACACATTTTTTTCACTTACGTACGGTTTAATCGCCGCGGTTCCGTTGAGTGGCAAATTCACCGGACTGCCCGCTTTCTGTGGGGAAGGCAAAGCCGATGTGAAGTAGTCGTGGTACTTATTTACTGGCAGCGGTCTGCCGCCCGTGTATGCGTTTCTGAGGATATATTCGAGGTCAGGTTTCGTTGCGTCCATGCCCTTGGTTTCATCGTCCGTATAGTTTACGGTTGCGTCCGAGGTGCTGTTGATGGCCGGATTGTCCACGTTCTGGTCTCGGAACCATTCCTGCCAAATCATAGCGTAGGCTCTGAACGGCAGTGCATTAATGCTGAAGGAACTATTTTCTCCTTTGCTCACTTTGGTAGGAATGCCCATGTAGTCCATGATGCTTCCTTCGTACGGTGCCGGTTTGTCGGCTGTGCCAGTGACTTTGACTTGCGGAATGGTATATTCCCGAATCTGTGCCCACGGCCCAGAATCGTTTTCGCCCATAAATCGTTTGAAATGTTCCCAGATGATGCGACACGGAACGTTGAAATAGTAGATGTCCATGTGGCAGTTGTCCATAACCGGGAAGATAGGAGTTGTCATACGGATAATTGCCGCTTGGTCAATGCTGAAGGTGTCGCCCGGTAATACCTCGTCCACATAAAACGGAATAAGTTGTCCAGCATTGAGCGTTAGTTTTACGTCCTGCCGCCTTTTAAAACGACTTCGCGTAATGTCCAGTCGCGGTACTTGATTGAACCCTGCGTCTTTGTTTCTGTTCATTCAGTGGCTTCCTCCTTCTTAGGCTCTTCAGTCTTTTCCTCCTGATAGATGCCCAGATTTTTTGCCCAGTCAACCGTGCCGAAGCTTGTGATAAACTTGTCAACGTCATTGTCAAACTTGAGCTTGATTTCCTTCGGGATTTCATCCCAGATTTGTTCGGCCCGCAGCATAATGTTCTGAAGCTCCATCAGATTCTCCGGCATCTCGGTTGCGTCCTGAAGCCCGCCCCCCATGTCTGGCATCAGTCTGGCCGCAAGGTCAGGGTCAATGGATGCTCGCCGGATGATGTTTTCCAGTTTGGTCTCTTCCAGATAGCTGTCGATTTCCGCTTGCTGGTCGATGATTTGGTCAAGCGTCAGCACCTTTTCGCCTTCCTCGTTGATTTCCCAGAGGTATGTGCGCCTCACGGTTTCTCCGGCCTCGGTGGCTTTTGTCGTTGCGGTCTCCCTGAAGTTATTTACTGAGCGATACGCCATCGAAAATATTCTCCTTTTCGTTCTTAAACAGGCCCGTTTTCTCGTCAAATTTTGCCAACTTTACCAGTCGGTAGTCGCTCGGAGTCTTGCTCATGATGTTCTGTTCGTCGGTCAGTGCGATTTTGAAATTACGTTCGGCCACCTTGTCGTCACGTTCCGTAAAGATGGTGATGTAGCCCATCACGCAGTTATCGAAAATTCCGTATACGTTCATATGGTTGCCTCCTTATTTGAACCATTCTTTGATGATGTCGATTGCGAAGACGATGAAGACAAAGCCTGCTGCGATACATGCCATTGTTACTCCTGAGTATACTGCGCTCACAGTCGGATGCCCCCTCTCATTGCGCCGCTGCCAAGGTTAATGGCCTTGGTCTTGCGTGCGGTCTTGTTGTAGATTTTTGCGTCTTTGGATTTGCGGACTTTACTCCTCTTTGCCATGGTTGATTTCCCTTCTGAGGATTTCTACCTCAATGTCGTTCGCTGCCGCCTTTTTGCGAAACACAAGGTCAACGTAATATTTTGCGTCTTCGATTGTTGCGGCCTTTCCGAGCATATTGTATGCCTGTCTCTTATACACATCTCCGAGCCCACGAGACCGA